GCATGAAGCAGAAATATGAAACACTATGCGGACGATTGATCAACGAATGGCTATGCCTGTATTAGCGCCATTGCTATTGTGTGCGGATGATAGAAGTTTGTGTTGAAGTTCGGCCCATATAAGGCAATCCCAAGCTTCGCTATAATCTGTAGTTTCTTCGGCTGGAAAGTTCAATCGCTTCTCTTTGCTTTTATCCTTTTTGGTTTCGCCATTGCTAATGATAGCACCAGCTTGCTGCATTGATAACAACAAGTATTTACAGCGCAACTTATTGAAATGAATAGATCCTTCACCTTGCCTAAGCATAGCTTGCTTAATTGTTTCAAATCTGATATTGTGCATGCTTGCCTGACCAATGTATTTATCTACTACATTCCATCCCAACGATCTTAATGTAGATACTACAATTCTATAGAACGGTTCATTGGCAGTACTCTTTCCCACTGCAGTGTGATCAAATGCATAATACACTGTTTTATTTTTATGTTGCTGAAACTGTTGTGCAAATGCCTTGCAGGTAGCAACAATACCACCATCTGCCAATGTATGAATACCGGCAACCGTATTAAATGTACAGTAATCATTACCAGGCAATTTGCTGTATTGTGCTACAGCCATTGGTGTAATTCTCCAATTATAATCGAATGCAATTCCTAATGGTAATGCAGTATCGATATCATTCATTTCTGTATAATAATGTTGCTCACTGTTAAGGGCCGGATAAAATGCATTTTCTACAATATCAGGATCCTTATTGAGGATGGCAATATCATATTCAAATTTTGTTAAGTCTCTTTTTTGATCTCGATAATATTTTTCACCCAAATTGTCAATATTTTCAAATGCCAATCCTTCACAATAAAAAGTCAATCGTTTACGTATATCATTGAGCTTCTTTTCAATCTCTGCTTTTTTCTTTTTTATTAGATATTTCGATGAATCATTTATTGCATTTGCAATTTGATGATCTAATTCAAAAATTTTTAATTGAAGTGTAATTACACTATTAATCAATTGCATATCCGATGCATTATCTTTTTCACCTAATAACCATTTTATGTTGCTGCCGGCATCAGGATATTTATCCGTAAAAAACCATTTGCTTCTGTATTCCGGTAAATGTCCAAAATGTTCAAATGCCCCACGTAATACCAAACTGGCTTGTATAACATTTTCTCGTTTTACAAATTTTGCTTCATCAATAATCATCGCCTGTGCATTAAATGCATTGGCATTGCCTTCGCTTTGTCCGCTTACTAAACACAATGCCATTCCATCAGCAAAACTTACCACATATTCATAATTATGCAATGGAATTAATGGTTTTATAAAATGTTCGGGTGGCTTTTTATAAATAACAAAATCTTCGCCTTCAATTAATCCGGCATGGTTAATAAAGTAATCGCAAATATTGGGTACAATTTTATCCTGTAATCTCTTATATGTATCTGATAACAATAAAATCTGACTGCGTGGCATCAGTTCGCTTAAATTTTCAATTCTATCACCAATGGAATATGTTTTACCATTACCACGTGGCGCTAAAACATAGGTTACATTGGCATTTACCAATTTAATCAATGCCTGACTTCTGTTTAAACGAATTGTTTTTTCATTATTCATCTGCAGTTTTGGTTAAATGACTATCAATTAATTCCATCGCTGTGTCTTCTGTAATGGTTTGTTCTTTGGCTGAATTGGGAATGATAAAAATTACTTTCCTCGGATTTTTTTCTTTGGCTGCATCCGGGTATTGTTTTATGTATTTCTCAATCATACTTTCAAACATGGCTGCAGCTTGTAAATCGCCGGCAAAAGCAGCAATTTTTGCTTGCTCTTCGCACCATTCAATTCGTAATTGAATTTTATATTTTTTATTTAGCGGGTTAGATGAACAATATAATTCCTCTGCCCATCGCATATACCTGAAAGCAGTATCACGTCCAACATCAAATCGATCACGTATAATATTAGCAATTGCTTCACGCCTTAATAGTCCTACTTTGCCCCGTATCTGTTCATCAGCAAATTCTATACGTGCTTTTAATTCTTTTTGAAAATCAGTTAATTCTATACCTTCTCCACCGGTAATAACAAATGCACGTATCATATCCAAATTACTATCATTGGATTGCTTCGCTAATTCTTTATACAGATTGGTTTTCATTATATTCATTTCCGGTTAATGCCACATATTTGGCTCTATATTTTTGCAATTCACTGGCTCCTTTTGCATTGGATGGATTGGTAGTTAGTTTATTTCTCCAATCTCTTATTCTTCTTTTGGTAGCCTCAATTGTTTTACCCAGTTCAACCGGATCCGTTGGTATGTTAAAAGCAGTTTCTTTTTTAGCATCCGGCAGTTTGCCATGCTGCAGGTAATAATCTCGCTTTTCCCATATCAGCATACACTGCTGTTCTAATTCTAAAATATCAAATGCCAATTGTTTGCGTTCATTAATAGCTTGGTTGGTATTAGTATTGCCAAATTTGTGCAATGCATGGCGTTTAAAATTCATTTGCTGGTAAGGTTCCATCCATTCGGCTTTCAATGCCTTTAAAACAGAATCATTGCTTTCAGGCATTAATGCCACTTCGCTTCTGATCGGCGCGGGTGCAGGTTTACTTAAAACCAATAATAAATGCTTTTCTAAAAGCTGTTGTGTAAAGTTTGATTTACCTGTATTCAGTAGTTTTTTTACATTTTCATCAGGGCCAAATGTTTCATACAATACTTTTCCTACATGAAAATTTTTATTACCGGCAAACCAATTACGTATTACTTGCATAAGGTAAAGATGGCGGACGATAGCGGACGATGAAAGGACAGTATTAATCTATTACCTGATAAGCGGCATTATCATCTGCCTGTATAATGTATTGTACCAAATTATTAGTACCAAATGCATCTGTCCAGTTATAATATTCCTGTCCGTCTTTAGTAATGGCCGTTACAGGTGCATTAATATTTATTAGTAATGCTTTTTCGGTATAAATCAAATTGGCTGTATTGGGCGTGGCAATAATTTTTCTGTACACAAACACGCCTAAATTATTTGGGCTTACAGGTACGGTTCCATCTGCATCTTGGTATGCATATATTTTAGCAATACCACTTTTTACTTCTCCATAATCTCCATATAAAGGATCAGAAGTAATTGTTGTTATATCCCATTGTACTTTTAAATAAATAGGGCCGCTATATGGAATATTGCTTTGTTGTAAAACTGTTTTATCTAAAATAACCGGCTGTAAAGTTGCCTGTGCAGTTCCTCTATAAGGTACAGGTAATACCAACTGTTTCAATAAAAAAGGAATATTCTTAATGTTAATAATGCTATCGTACTGCAAATTCACTAATTCAAATAATGGCAGGTTTAAATTAACAGTATTGGCTATAGCATTGCTATTAATACTTAACCATTGTTTCCACCAATAATCAATTATTCCCTTAAATAAAGTTGAAGCTGTTTTAAAAACATTTGCCCAATTACCCGTTACCGTTCCATCGGGCAATAATGGTATTGGCGATGCAAATGGATAACTTAATGTACCATTCGTTAAACTTTTATTTATAGATCCGTAAGTGTTTAAATAATCATTGTATTGCGCAGCATAAGTAAATCCGGTTACCGTTAATCCTAATTTTTTTTCGGTAACCAATCCCCAATAAAATACATCACGCATACCCCAATTATGTTGTTGGTTCATATCGCAACGTAAAAAACCACCATAATATTTATTGCCGCTATTATCTACCCGGTAAAGGGTATAATGTAGCGGCATGGTGGTAACATTGGTTTCATTGATATCACTGGTATTATCAGGTGCAACATCATAAATATTATCGCAAAACCATTGCCATTTACGGCTGTATGTTTGGTGTGTAGGATCCGTTGCCAATGGTAAATCCTCATCATACACTACATGGTAAAATGCATTTTCTTTTTCGCATAAACAAAGGCTGTTATCAAAATAAGCAGTGGCGGCAGGTAAATTTTCTGCACTGGCCACAGGTGGTTCAATTATATAATCGCTGAATTTTGGTTGCGATGGAAAATTATCGCCATTCGGAAAATTATTTTTAAAAGCAAAAGTTCTGATGCCACCTGTTGCATCAAAAAATTGTTGCGGATCTGCGTATTTTGTCCAATCTTTTATTTTAGAGTGAATATTAATATTTTTTAAAGGCACTAACTGCACTGTTTTATTATCAGCATCAATTTTAGGCCACCATCCATAACGTTTACAACGCTGCATTATAAAATCAGTACATGTAATTTCGGGGCTTATTAAAGCACCCAAATTAAAACTAATGGTGCTTTTAAATTCACCGGCACTTCCCGGTATTCTGTCGGGTATAATATTAATGGGCACATTGCCTACCATTAATAATTTATCAAAGTTTTCAGCATCTATTAAACTACTATCTAAAGTCCAACCATTTTCAGCGCAAATGCACTCCATAATAAATTTTACCTTAATAGATAATATCGGTGCAGGCACAATATCATTATGCCGCATTCTTACATCATTATAAGTAGTACCGTAATTGCTTGGCCCAATAGTAATATCATAACCTGGTTCGTGAAACAATAAACCATCATATAAATGCCCCCAATCTAATTGGTTGGCCCACCCGCTGAATAATGTATCAAAATAATCTTTGTATTCGTTGGTAGGATCGTGCACCGAAGCGCTTTCATTAATATATGGCAAACACACATAATCATAAGTTCCATCCCATGTTGCATGTAAATGCTGCCATATACCGCTGCTGCCATCCCATGGGTTATAGCCGGTATTAGCAAAAGTTCGTGTGCCACCTAATTGTAATTGTCCAACACGTTGGTATTTTATCTCATAAAAAAACAAGCTGTTGCCACCCAATAAGTACCCTTCAACGGTTCCCTTACCTGCATGTTTAATGTTCGGGCTGGGCTTATCTAAAATTAATTTACAACCAAACAAAAAGTTAGTATCATCAAATACCTGGGCATCATAATATTGTGCAAGCTTTGCATCTTCATCAAAAACATTACCCAATAATCTAACATTGTTTTCAGTATAAGGCAAATTCACCGGAACACTGTAATCGCCATAAATAGCTTCTGTTAAAAATAAAGGGCTATTCAACTGCATTTCAATTGCTGCAGATGGTAATAAATCTAAAAACTGTTTGCCAATTTGTATTCTTAACATGCTCAATAATTAACTATAGGTTTCATCATCTGTTACTATGCCCAATGCAATATTACCCGGTGTATAAGTTTCTTCGCTTATAGCAATTTGCCATTCAAGGGCAAAACTGTATTTTTTATCGCTGCTGGTTCTTAAATCGGCACTTTGTTGTAAACCAATTACCGGAACCCAGCGGCTATCTAAATGCATAAATACTTGTGTGCTTTGTAAAATTTCTTTCAGCGCATCTTGTGCACAATCATCTTCTACATAACCAATATCGCCTTTATAATAATCGTTACGCAAATTGCGCTGTATAGCCACATCACCCTTTTTTTGTGTGGCGTTCCAATCGTTTAAATCTAATCCGGCACTTACTTGTGCAGTATCTTTATTTAATCCAACAGTAACATCACCGCGTACACGTATGGTATCAACACCACCTAAACTATTAATCCATAATAAATCATAATAAGTATAAGCGGGGCGGTAATCAATCATAAATGTTCTTGGCGCAATTACATTGCTTCCATCGCTTATGTTTTGCAGTGCAACACTGTATGATGCAATATTGGTAGTACTGGCAAGGGTTACTAAATTTAAAAATGTTGGCGATACATTTAAGTGGTATAAAAATTTGCCATCAATAGCAAAGCTGTTAATATCATGCGTTACCGTACTGCCATCAAATTTGGTAATTACTATCCGTAATCTTCTTCCTGTTAAAGTATTATCGGCAACAAATGCAGTAATAAAAACAGGCTCATTCATCTGCACCATTTTATAATCAGGCTGCCAGGTAAAAAAAGGTTTTACTGTATTAAAATAGTTTCTGAAAAAATTATTACGGCTGTATTTTTTTCTTTCAATACCACCTTTAATAACATACCTTATATGCGTTGTTTCGCTGTTACTTAATGCAGGTGTTAAATCATCTTCGGTGCCTTCTGCCCATAAAATATAAAAAGCAATCATTTCGCTGCTGGCATCTGTTTGCTGATCAGAAAAAATGGGTAATGCATATTCTAATAAACTATCAATCAAATTATTCAAATACACATATGTTTTACCATCTGTATTAGGTAATCGGGTAAATGTTTTTAGTAAAAACGGCGTATCGTTGCCAATGGTTTTGTACCACAATTGCAATTTAATAAATGGGTTATTTTCTGCAGCCGGTACATAAGGGGTTGTATCTGCGTTTGTGTTTAATCTTGCAGAAGCGCATACGGAATATGTAATACCCGATTCAACAACAAATGTATATTGTAATGCAGGTAATCCATCCGGCATTGGGTTATTGGTGCTTACATCATATACTACATCATTACCCTTTTTTACCAATAAATGTGCAATACCATTACTATCGGGCCATGCATCAAAAATGGGTAATATTAATGTAACGGTTTCGCCTGGTATTAATGCTTGAATTCCCTGATTATTGGCATATTCCTGAACATAAAAAGTACCATCACTTTTTTTAATAAACAAATTACTATCATAACCATCTTGCTGATGATCTTTCCAGTAAATCTGTGTAGCATAGCCAAATACATACCTTATTTCGTTTTTACTAAAACAAAATTGTGGTGGCCTTTCTATTACTTTCATGCTCATTATCAAAAATTATACTGTCCAATAATTTTGTTCCGGAATAGTAAAATCCATATCAATCTTTACTTCTATAAATTGTAATTGCCAACCGTAAAAAAAATCGTTAAACACAGGCATTTTACTGTAATTAACCGAACCCATATCCACATTATCAAAAGCACCACCATCGGCATCATTATATCCATCTGCAATTATGCGGTGCATCCAATGTTGCACTAATAAAAAACTTTCGTTATAGGCATTTTCGGCAGCCGTTTCTTTATCTATCACACTATCATTTACAACTCCTTTGCTGTAAAAGCGTAATGTGTGTGTAATGTTTTCGTTTAAGCCACCAGCCACATCTTGCATATTTCCTTTAGGGCCTTCGTACCAAACAAATGGCGGATCGCATTTATTAATAATGCCGGCAAGTAAGGCTTCTTCTGTAGCATCTGTAAAAAAACTTACTCTTCCATCAACACCATGTTTTATAACCGGATCTGCTGCTGCCAATCCTTCAAAATATGTTTTTCTATCAGTATATAAACTCATAATTAATTAGTTATTTCACTTTGTGCTTCTAATTTTTTTTGCTCTATCAGCATTTGCGTAACTTCCGTTAAAGCAGTGTACATGTACAAATTTTCAACTTTTTCAAAATCACCAAACTTGCCATCTGCAGCAATACCACGCATCATCATAAACATTCCATGAAATTGATCATGCTGAAACCCTTGCTCATTATTGCTTTGATCAAATACAATGGGATGGTTTTTTATTAATTCCATTCGGCAACCATCGTAAAAAAATACAATTGCTTGTTTTACTTCTATAGGCCATTTAGCAATGGCTGTGGCACGGGCTGCTACTGTATTGCCATTATAATCAATGCGTACATCGCCATCTTTATCTACACCTAAATCATAATGGGGCTTACCGGGGCGGTACAGAATTGCAATCAATTCATCCATGGCACCCGGCACCCCGTCAAGTATCATTTTATAGCGCATTTCGCAGGCATGAAATTCTTTCATACGCAAATTCAGCAGTTTGCTTTTGGGTCCATACAATCCTTTATACTTGGGTAGTAATTGATGTGTTAAAGTATTATCGCCAAATACCCATTCTGCATAAGGCAATAAGCGTTCTTTAATTTCTGCAGGTAATAATGCAAATTTTATAAAAGGCATTTTTAATAAAATGCGCAGTGCTGCCAATATAGCTTCATTGGCATCCATTTTAGAGGATCTGATTTTAGTAATGGCAAATAATTGTTTGGCAGATAGTTCGTTAAAACTTTCTGCCAAATAAAATGCTTTTTTATATGATGATAAAGCGTATATCATAATGCAAATACACCTCTTCTGTTTTTATTGGGATTTTCTTTAACGGTTGTGGATGGTGCAGTATAATAACTGCTAGCATAATAATCGGCAAATAATTCTGTACCGGCATTGGTATCTAAGTAGTTTTTAAGTTCACTTAAATATCGCATTCCATCACGTGCCGTAACATTTTTCAAATCTTGCTTTAAGGTATAGCTGCTATCATTTTGCCCCTTAAATGGCATATCGCCACCATCACCCATCAAAACAGTAAAACCTTTTTCAGTTACACGGGCACTTAATTTACTGCAGGCGCTATTAATGGTTAAATTGGCAACAGCTGCTTTAATTAAACGAATTGCAATCAATTCATTTGCATTGGGCGTTGTTTTAGCAATTAATGCATTAATAAAAGATTCCCCAAAATTGTTGTAAATATTAGCATCCTGTACTTCGCTGATAATAGGGGCTAATGCGCTGAATGTAATATATGGTTTGGGTACATTAAAGAACTTGCTAAAATCATCGCCACCACTAAAAACAGTTTTGTATGGTAGCGGATTAGTCCATTCGTAAGTATTTGCATTATTAATTAATTGCAACCAAACTTTTTCCAAAGCTTCTGCACCGGCATTGGCTAAACTTTCTTTCAATTCGTAATAAGCCCAACGTGTTGCAGGTGTTGTGGTATCACTTACACTGCTGTGTACACCCATATCACTTATCTGTAATTGTTTAGTAGCCAATCCATTCATAATAGCCAATGGTGCTACTGCACGCATGCACAATTCTTTTAATCGTAAAATATCTGCATTTGTACTAACTGCAATAATTGTATTGTATAATGTTTGCCCTAAAATGGGAATAATATATTGTTCATCTGCAATATCCATATTAGGCAGCGTTAAAGCTGATTGGCTGGTATAGGTAATACCGGGGCAATATTGGCGAAGCTGTGCGGCTGTTGTAATAAGTGGCATAATTAAAGATTTTCAGTTTTTGTACTCTTACCGGTATCTAATGTGGTAAGTAAGGATGATTGAAAACGCCATACCAATCTTTGGTTCCCATTATTGTATTTTTTATTCCATCCGTTAAATTCAGCAACCATTTGCATTACGTTTACAATTTCTTTTCTATACAGTTCTGCATTCATAATAGCCTGTGCAATACTTTCGCGAATATTACTACCACCGCTTTGGCTTCCATGGCTTTGTCCGCCAACAGATCCTGCACCTAAAAAACTGGGGTTTACTAAACAGGCCATCAATATTTCTACATTGGCTGCAGTTGCATCGGGCAATAATTTGCCGTCTTTAAATTTATCGTCTATACTGGTTACGGTTACATAAGGTAGGGGCTCATTAATACCGGGTTCAATAAAAGTTCCGGCAAATAAACTTTTGCCCTGGTTATCCGTTCCACTTAACCATTGATCAATATTATCATAAGTTTCTTCAATTTTAGTTTGCTGCTGTTCGGTTGTTAAGCTACTCCAATTGGTAATCTTATCTTCCCAAAAGCGTTTATTAATGTTTATCACATAACGCAGCAACAAACTATTTTTAAAAATGGCATTTTTTTGTTTAGGTATTTCAATGGCTTGTTTTACCCACTCTAATGCACTCCACCATAATGGTAATGGGTAATATTGGCGACCATTACGGCGTGGCCTGTCAATAAAAGCAAATTCATAGCCGGTTTTACGGCTTTTTAAATCCTCAATTTCTTTACCTTCTAATAATGCCGGTATTTTAATTACCCATGCGCCTGTTAATTTGTTAGTATCGGGGTTGTAACCTACTTTATCCCAATTGCTGCTTAAAAATATATTACCAATTACATCTGCATTGGCACCCTCGATTGGCTTCTTCTCTAATCTTACATCATATACATCTTTGCGAATAACACGGTTAATTTTATCCCTGTTTTTATTCAAAATAAATGTACCTACTTTCCATCCATAAGCTGCTTTGTCAAAAGCCCAATCTGCTGCTTTGCTAAACAAATCATTATCTTCAATCCAATCTAATATTTCGGTATCGTTCAGCCACTTTACTTCTTCGCTGCCATCCTCTCCAATATTGGTTAATAAAAATGGCTGCAAACCCTTACCCACAGTAGTTATACTAATTAAATTACAAATTGCAGAAAGTATGCCGCATGTTTCAATATACTTGGCAATTTCCATGGGCAATAAGTTATTACTTGGGCCACCCCAGGGGCTCCATTGCCAGGCTGTAAGATCCAGTGGCGGGGCAGCCACATAATCTTTTGTTCCATCCTGACCATAACCGGGCATATCCGTTACAAATAATGCACCTGTATGATAGCTAAAACCAATATTGTTATGAATTTCCATCAGGTTACAATTTGATTATTGAATTGAGTAATCAGGCGTACATGCACTTTTCTTATTTCGCCGTTAGGCAATCGCAAATTGCGGGTACTATTTTGATAATGATTTGGATTTTTGCGAACCATATCGCTGCGCGGTGCGGCGTTTTGGGCTGCTGCAATTTCTTTTCGGGTGGCAAATTCATGTTTCCATGCTTTTGGTATATAAATCCATTCGCCACCGCTATCTTTTTTACTGTCCGCCGTTACAAAAGCAATACTAAATGGTTGTTTACCATCCATTATTTCAATAACTTTTTGTAGGCTTATGCTTTCCATTAAACATAAAATTGGCATTCCTCAACCAGCTTTGAAAGGACAGTATAAACAATAAAAAAGCCCCTTTACAGGGGCTTTTGTTTTAATTAACCGGTAGTGGATTGGGAATATTTTGTAAAAGCTGATAAAGCAATCTTTTTAAAAATCTAAAATAGGTTTTTTCATAAATTTTTGCATTAAATCTATAATTACATCAATTTCATTTTTTGCCTGTAATGTAATCTGCGCCCATATTTTATCTGAATACCCCTTTGGAGAATTTTTATATAAAATCCCCCCATCTCTTAAATAATTATTTATAGATGATGGTGCGTGATGATAAAACCCTGAAATTGTATATCTGTATTTATTGTCCTTGCATTCAATAAAAATTTGATAAGAAGTATATCCCCAATTGTCGTTTACTAAAAATGATTTTATGTGATTTTTTATATTGGGTTTAATTAAAATAGTTTTTGCAACATCATCATTTAATTGTGTAACATCTTTACTGCTTTTATAAACATCGGCAACAAAAAGTTTTGCTCTACTATATAAATTTTGTGCAGTTGCCGAATCTATATTTACAACATCTGTATAAATTATTTCACCGGATTTATCACGTGGTATTTTCATTAAATCTATCAAATCCTTATCATCCTGACTTTTAACAATGATTGATACTAATAATAATAAAATAGTAATCACTTTTTTCATACAATCAATTTTAAGCTAATATAATAATTTTTACGAACTTATCTTAGCGTTACTCAAAATCTGTGCCTGTCTGGTATTGGCATCGCTCATTTGTTTTAAGGTCATGTAAGTATTAATGGGTTGGTTTAATCTGTCGGTTAAATTACTAATGGTTTGTACCAATGCAGCATTAATTTGGTTGGTGTTATTAATAGATTGCGCTGCAGCATTATCTGCATTGCCCTGGTTCGATACATCGCCATAAATACCGCCTGTGGCAAATTTTTTATATCCTTTTCCAATTGCTGCAAAATCTAAACTTTGATATCCACGCCCTACCCACGGCAAATTAATAGGCTGCCCGTTATAATACATGCTGCTTTGCAATAAGGCACTTACTATGCCTTTATTATTGCGTACCGTGTTTTTGCTTAAGATAGCTTCTCCACCTTCTACCTCTGCCACTGCCTGCCCGGTACGTGGGTTTATTACAGGCAATCCACCTTCGGCATGGCTTGGGCCGGGTAAATAACCACCACGTGCAAATTGTGGTTTTTGGGCAGATATGTTTGCAATTTGTGCAGCTGTTGTGGCAATGGTAAAAGCAATTTGTATGGCCCTGAATGCACCCAAACTAATAATATCTGCAGCACCCGGACGTGCAGCTAATGCCGATGTAATACCCATTGCACCATTAACAAGTGCCTGTGCAATTTGTATTTTACGGTTACGCTCCCACTGCTGCATCTCTAAAGTGCGTTTTGCCTTATCCATATTTTGTTCAATAGCAATAGTGCGTGCGGCGGCTTCTTGTTTGGTAATTACTTTTTGCCCTTCTAATCGGTTTACATAGTTTTTAGCAATATCTGCATTACGCATTTGTAATGCCAATTGCTTATTCTCCATGGTTGTTTTGGCATGATCAATAGTAGAAAGTATGCCCAAACTTTGCTTGGCATAATCTAAACTTAGTTCAACAGTTTTAATGGTTTGTGATTGAAAATCATCGTCTAACTGTTGCCTTTTTTGTCTATACTTTTCGTAAATAACTTGCTTTTCGTTTTCGGTTAATCCGGCAGCATCTAATTCTAATTTTTCGTTTTGCAGTAACTGCGCTTTTAATGCTTCGTATTCTTTATTTCGGTTGGGATCTGTTCCTTTGGTGCCAAATTTTAAAACATCTAATTCTATACCTGCACTTTTATCTTTATTAAAAGCATCAATAATTCTTTTACTTTCCTTCATGGCAGCAGCCAACTCTTTATCGCCCAATTGGCGCATAGCAGTTTCAATATCTTTATCGTTAAGCTGCAGCAGTGGTGTGCTTATAGTACCTGTGCGTTTTTTCCTGGCGGCAATATCAGCTTCGTTATAAGCTTTATTGCTATCTTCTAATGCTTTGGTACGGGCTAATTCTAAGGCTGTGCTGGCTTCTTTATTGGTAATAATGCCACGTTTTCTAAAATCTTCAATTAACTCAATATTCTTTTTCAGTTCTATATTAATGCGTACAAATGCCGCTTCCATTGGGCTTAAAGTATCTTTTGCCACACTTTCGTTCATCTTATCAATTAAATCCTGAAACTGTTTGCGGCCTTCTGCATATTTTTTTGCAGCCGCATCCTGATCACCTTTGCCTGCACCCAAACCCAACACTTTATCTAAATCCGGGTTAGCACGTTCTTTTAATTTTTCAATAGCAGCTTCGGTGTTTTTAATGCTTTGTTCATACATCGCTTGTTTTTGCACATCACCGGCAATGCTTGCTAATTCTGCTTGTTTTTCATCAAACTTCTTATCACGCTCTAATAATTTTGCAATTTCTTCATTACTGCGTGCTTTACCATTTTTGTCTTTACTGTAAGATTCAATTAAACCATTTTCGTATTTTTCATTATTTTCTTTTATTTGATTAAGCGCTTCTTCTGCTTTATGAGAAGCATATGCAGATGGATTGGTAACTTTTTGCACCAACCAAAACGTATCGCCAATGCCTTTAATAGCAGAAACTGTTACTTTTAAAAGTGAGGTTAATACAGGTATTAACCCGTTGCCAATTTGTTCTTGTGTTTCACGAAGTTCCTGTTTAGCAATCGCCAATTGCCCTTTCATGGTTTTGCCAAATGCATCAGCAGCACCTTCTACACGTGGTTTTAATTCGGTCATTAATATGCCAAAACGTTCTGTAACATCATGGCCATCTTTAATATTAATACCATATTCTTTTAATGCACGTGCATTACCTTCTAATGCTTTGGTAAAAATGCCTGTGGCTTCCGGTACAGTTATTTTTTGTTGTGCGGCAAAATTTATTATTACAGGCAGCAAATCATTAATTTGCCTTTCGGTTAGTTTACCGTAAGTAATTAATTTGGTAAACGCATCTTGTATATCGGCAGGCTCTAAATATTTAAAACTTTTAGATAAATTTTCTACATTTTCCTGAATGCGTGGTAATACATCTTCACGCCCAATATTGTGCAATATATTTTGCAGCCGGCTAAAACTTTCTTCGGCATGTTGCGCCACTTCAATGCTTTCTTTAAAAACATCTTTTACACCATCCACTACCTTTTCAATGGCAAACCAACTGGCAGCCGCTTCGGCCACATGTGTAAATACTTTACCGAATCCTGTTGTGTGATCATTCAATTCTTTTTGCGCATCTCTAACACCTTGTATGCGGCTGCGCATTTGTTGTAATATTTTGTTCTGCTTTTGGTATATAGCCGCTTTTTCTTTAAAAGCAGGGTTATTTTCGCTCATTCTTGCCAATTCGTTATTTAATTGGCGTACCAAATTTTGTTGCTGTTGCAGGGTTGGTTTTAATCCGCTATCTAATTGATCTTGAACACTTTTAATTTTACTATTAATCTCGTTCAATTTACCCAACTCTTTTATCATGCTTTTGCCGGCCAGTTCGCCCTCATTAATTTTCATTTTCAACTTATCGCCGGCAGCCACTAAATTTTGCATCTGCACCTGTGCAGCTTGTGTATCTAAATATATACTTCTGCTAACCGATTTTGTTTGTTGTGCCATTACTTAATTTTTATTGAATTAAAAGTTATGTCTGCTAATTCATCTGCCACTTCATTAGCCAGTTCATCCGTAAATTCTTCCACTACCGGGTTAAACCAATCTTTTGCCTGCCGGTTAGTAGTACCTACTTGACCGGCTTTGGTACCACGGCCCACACCTTTACTCACAAATACGCCACTGCGTTTAAATTTTATACGTATTCGGTTAACCATTCCAAATTGGCGGCTTAATCGGGTGCTTATATTGCTTAGTGGTTCGGCATCCCATAAAGTATCGGTGTGGCGTATATTATTGGCAGCAATGCTTTGTTTTAACCTTGCTTTTAGGTTGGCTGTTTTATTGGTAATAATATCGTTTATGCTATCGTAATTCATAAATAAAAAAGCCCATGCCCATTTACCGGGCAGGGCTTTTGGTTTATTCAAAAGGGTTAGTTATTTAAGATCCCGGATATTCGGTAATACCATCTACACCCGGTACATAATAATACTTTACAAAACTTTCGAAAATCATTTCTGTGCCTGCTTTACCACTTGCAAAAACAGTGCTGGTACTTGCACCACTGTCTAAGTGCGCAGGGAAAGCACCATCGCCAAATTGTACAACCGTTCCATCGGCTTTTTGCATGAAAATAAATACTTCTTTATTCAAAATGTTGTTCAATAATTCGGTTACAGCGGCATTATCGCCAGCCACCATAATTTTTGGTTTGTACACAATAATTTTTGCGCCTTGATCTCCCGCTAGTTCGCCTTGTTGCTCTGCTGTTTTAGGAAATAAATAAATAGGTATGGCACCTTTGCCACTTGCCCATGTATGGCCCGTAGCTATTTTGTAATTATCGCCCATTACCGGCGATCCGCTTGGTGTTGGTACTACTTCGGTAGTAATCCATTCTTTTAATGTTATCCAAGCATTATTGCGATAACCTGCCTGTTGTCCGCTTACTTTGGCAATCGGATATGGCGCATATAATTCACTCATAAAAAAGAATTTAAAAGTTTAATGTTTGTTGTTTATTTTTTAATTAAAAATCCGCTTTGAATTTCAACCAATTCTTTTTGCAAATCCTCACTGGCCAATACATGATCTGCAGTAATTTTTTCGCCATTATGCATTACAGCCGGATAAGCAAAACCATACTCATCGGCACCTAATTTAAAAGTAGCTTTACTTAATTGTGCCGGTGCAGGTGTTGCACTTTGTGGGGCACTGCTTAATTTTTCTACTTCTAATGTTAATGCTTCGTTGGCTTTTAAAAGATTAGCATTTTCTGCTTTTAATTCTTCGTTGCTTTTTTGCAGTTCTTCAAGATTTAATTCCATAATAAATTTTTTAAAAAGCCCTGTTTAATACAGGGCTTTTATTAGTTGATTAAATTACGCTTGATCGTTTACAAACAAAGCTTCTGTGTCTTGAATGGCACAACCCACAGGCATCATTTGACGAACTTTAATGATGTTGCGATAAGGTGTGGCATACAATTGTACTCTTTCAATATCAGTACCAAATACCAAATTGTTTGCAATAGTTGCAATAACTCGGCTTGAACTACCCAACCATGACACCGGACGTAAAACGTGTTTGGTGTTATCAATTGGATAATCGCCGGTAATGCGTGGCTCGAACTTAAAGCCATTCAATGTTCTGTAGTGTGCAGCATAGTTTTCAAATACGCTGTACGAACAATAGAAGATGGCACCATATTGTTTTAACCATGTTGGCAATGCCACTTTCATGGTATCAATCTTTGTTACCGCATTAGATGAGGTGATTGCACCGGTTGTAATTGGGGTAATTACAGAACCACTGATTAATGTGGCAATTTCTGTTAACCAGCCGTTGCATAAATCTGCTGCTGATGTACCGCTTCCGTTTCTTACACCACTGCCCAAAGTATTATTTACAATTGCTGCTAAATACTCTCTTGCTACCTGGCTGATAGCTTGTTGATAGAATGGGCTTCCATCAGCATTTGCCAAATAGGTATTGCGGAATTGTTCAGGATCAAAATCATAATCCCACTTGCTTTGATAAGCAGTAAGAATTTGATCAGTCATTTTTGCACCATTACCACTTGTTTCATCCGCTGTGGCGTATGGTTTTGGGCCACCCAATGCGCTGATCTTCACCAGTGCTTGTGGGGCATTTACGTTTGTACGAACCTGAACACCTGTAGATTTTAAATCCCAATCTACAACGTGTTTGCCAAAAATAGGGCCGCCAAATTCCACAAATTGGGAAGAGAGTAGCGACAAATCAGGAGTTGCCATAGTTATTGTTTTTATTGTTTATTAATGGGTTACTTTTTTTAAGAATTTTTTATTTTTAAAATCTGCTTCATTTCTTTATCCCACTTGGTTTCTGCTTTTGCCAATTGCTCACGGCTCATTTTTTCAGAATCCGTAACCACTGTTGCATCAACATCTGCTGCAACAGTTGCTGCAATTGTTCCATCACTTTCTTTTAATTGTTTATTTTCTGCTTTTAATGCATCAACATTGGTTTGTAATGCAGTAATATTTTGCTCTTGGGTTTTAATGGTATTGTCTTTTACCATCAATTTTTTAGCATTGATCTTAGCTTCTTTTTTAGCAGTTGCCAAAGCAGCTTCAATAGCTGTTAAATGTGTACCGGTAATCCATACACCTTCATTCAATGCCTCTTCAATAAATTCTTCGCCGGTGGGTGTTAAATTAGCAATATGCGCAAAGGCAGATTTTTTTTTACCATCGCCATCATTATCATCATCTTCTTCATCATCGTCATCATCATCCATATCATCATCCTTCACTTCTTTTTTCTTGGCATCAATAGCTGCAGATAATGCATCCGGAATGGCAATATTTTCAGCATTATAAGATGCTGCTATGGTATTTAATTGCTCGATAGTTAAATTTTCGTATTTCATTTTTTTAATGGGTTTTTGCTTAAAAAATAGGCACGCGATACTGCAGTTTGAAAATTGCCATATCTATCTGCCAAACCATATCGTATAGCCTGATTGCCATTGTATGTTTTGCCGGTTAATACATTTTCTTTACTACTTAATTTACCCGCACGGTTATTTTGTACTGCAGAAAGAAATGTATTGTTTAATGCATTCAACTGTTTTTTAATGGCCGTATAATCACCACTATTAGCTTGTTGCATTATTGCATTTTTATCGGTACTGGCATCGGCATACACCATATGTGTTTTAATGCCTTTCATTTCTTTTTCCTTGGTATTATCATTCCAGGTAGCCATGATGCCAATGCTTCCAATGGTTGCATTATGTCCGTTATTGGCATTATCTACCATAATTTCGTTAGCGGCACTTCCAATCCAATAAGCTGCACTGCACATCATTCCATCCACAAATGCCACAACAGGTTTTTTAGATGCAGCAATTTCATTAGCTAAATTTTCTGTTCCATCCACTTGTCCGCCCGGACTATCAATAACCAAAACAATAGCTGCAATACTTGCATCCATATTGGCGGTACGTACTTGCTGTTGCAATGTTTGTGCACCCGGAGTAAAACACATATCGTATTTAGCTATTGGGCCATTAATTTCAATGATCTGTACGGATCCGTTTCTATCTTCTTCGCCTTTTGGATTAACCCGGTAATCGCCGGTTCCTTTTCTATTAGTTGTAGCTACACTGGCAAAAGTTTTTCCGTTGTATAAAACTTCATAACCAATACCTAACCAATAATCTGCAGCAATTGGTTCAATTGCCCAGGGCTTGTTTAAAATGCTTAAAAGATTTTTTACTTCCACGATACAAATTTTCATTAACTAAAAATTCTACGAAAGGACAGTAAAAAGCCCCTCGTAGAAACGAAGGGCTTTAAAAACCAACTGCATGAAAAAAGCTATTTGATTATTTTTTTCATGGTTGATATTCTATTGCGTTTAATCGAATTAGGATATGTTCCTTACTGCTGAATTATACATACTTACTATTCCCGCTCTGTTAGCAGGTGTATTCTCGGGTGCATTAGCTACCCACTTCAACTCATACTGCATTGCCAAATCATCGGGTGTTTTAACGCCATCAGCACCAATATAAATACCTCTTTGTTGAACCTTGTAGCACAAAAAATCAAATGATGTTTGATAGCCTTTGTCATTGAAACAGATAAACCTTCTTACTTCCCCTGCATTATCTTTCTTAACCGATGTGCCGATAATATTACTTACATCTAATCCTTCCCATGCGGCATTATCAGCTTGTAAGCCGATATAATTATTATTCACTCCGTATTGTCCGTTACCACTTTCGTTTCTGAAAATTATATACGCTGCTCTGACTACTTCCAAAGGATATTTGCCAATCAATGCTTTTGCGAATACAACAACAGTAGGCATATCAACTGATGTACGTTGGTATGGCATTTCAGGAAATTGCGGATAGAAATTTTTTGTACTCATAATATTTTTGGTTTAAGTGATGTATAAATTTTAATGGAATAACCAATTCCAACCATACTTACTACTGCTATTAACCAGTACAAAAATTTATTGCCCCTTTTAGTTGCGTCTTTTGTCGCATCATTTGCCGACAAAATTTGTCCGTTCATTTGTGCTATTTGTAAATTCCTTTGTGCTAATTGGCTTTGTAGTAATTGTACTTGTTGCCCATCAATTACAGTTGCTGTATCGTGTATTGTTTTTACAGCAGTTAATTTGATTGTTTTTACAACCGTATCGGTGTGGTTAAATGTATCGGTGTAGCTTGTAAATGTTTCGGTTGTATCGTACTGATAAATTGTATCGCTCTTATAGATTATCTTATTAGTACAAGGGTTTAGGGCTACAAACTTTCTACCTACATAATCGAAAGATGCTGAATCGGTTAAAACTTCTTGTTTTGCTTTCTCCAATCTCTTTTCGGCATTGCATCCACTAAAACAAAGCGCAATTGCAATAACAGATAATGTAATCAATACTATATCTATGATTGCTTTTATCGCATGAGGATTCACTTTTTTCATAAGAAAAATTTAAAGCCCCAATAAAGGGGCTGTGATTACTTTGTTGGCTCTGTGCCAATACTGCCGTTGCTGTTTGTAATTAACTGTTTCAATAAATAAGAAACAGCAGCAATAGCAGCTACTTTAGCATCGCCAATAAGTTCCGGAACTGTCGGAACATGAATAGGCGTTGCTGATATAGCAGTATATACACTTGCAACAAGTGTTGAAAGGAATAATACTACTGCCGCCTTAGCCAAATCCTTCCAATTCAAATTCAAAAAATTACTGTTCATTTTATTTGTTTTTTAGTGATGAAAAAATGTGCATTTGTGGCGGGTTCTTATGTATCCGTTTTTCCACTCGATGCTTATAAATTATTTTCTGTCTGCTTTATTTTGCAACGAAACTTTTACATCGTTGATACCATCTTGCAGCTTGTCAAGTTTTGAATTAATGATAGTGTTAGTTTTATCACTTTCATTCATTCTCAATTCCAATGCACTCAATCGTACATCGGTTGTTTTCCAAAACATAAGACAAGCACTAATCACAATCAAACACGCACCTACTAATTCGCCTGTACTTACTCCAATTCTTTTAGTCGTTTCGTCCTGTTTCATTGCTTCTACTTTTATCTTTTATGGGTTTATTTTCGATGTGATTAATTATTTTTTCTTTGGTTGTTCTTCTTTTGGTTTTATCGCTGCTGACTTTTGCAAAAATTCCAACAATTCTTTTGAAACTTTTTTTGAATCAATGTTTTGGTCAATTGTATAAAGCAAAGCCCTAAACTGATCTAAAGGCATTGTTATAACTATTGTCGTGTCCTGCTTAGTTTGTCCGAAACTCATTACGCAAATAAAAGCTGCGATTAAAATTGTGATTGTTTTTTTCATTTGTTTTTTATTTAAAAATATATGTATAAAAAAGCTCGAAGAATATCCACCATAGAAGGAAGAACATTATAAATTCAACCCACCACTTAAACACCTGCTCGAACATCACAATGGCCATAAATATTGACGCGATAAAAGCATACTTGATAATATGCCAGGCATCCCAATGAACACCAAACAAAGTGATTGATGTTGCATAACTCACTTGCGGATTCCAGAATTTAGGATTCAGATTTTTAAAAACGGAAACTGAAAAGTGATCCTTCAAAGTGTCCAGCACTGCATTGAGAACAGCAGCGATGGCAACGAATATGAATGACAAAAGTTTTTTCATGTTAGTTAGCGATATAATTTTGAGTTGAAGATGTTGAAGGGCTTATGCCTATTATTGTACAAGCTGTTACAGTACCTCCTCCTGGTGCTGTTCCGCTTGCAATTGATACCGTATGCGAACCGCTATTGATAGTGCCTGATACAGCCCATGTATCTCCGTAATTATCCTCGAACTGTAAGGTTATTGTTACATTGGTATCGGTATTAATTGTTGTGGTATTGCCTGCATCCGAATAAGAAGAAATTACTGCTGTTGAAGTTGTGCTTCCTGTTCCATAACTATCAATGTGAACATAAACATCTGTTAAGCCGCCACTGCAATTAGTAAGGTTACTTACTACCGCACTTCCACTTAAATTGAACCATTGACCATCCTTGTAGAAATAGTTTCCTGTGCCTGCACCACCTGTTCCATAAGCCATAGGTGTAATGCCGCACACATCTGCGTACAATGTTGTGCCATTGCCAAAAGTTCCATTGTAGTAAAAGGTATATGTTGAACTTCCTGAATGCGTACAAGCATTTGCCGATGAAGTCCATCCCCACACATAACCCGGACCATCACTACCTACATAATATATCGTTCCTGTGTGCAGTTGTGCTGTTCCACTTGCTGTCAATGATTGCTTGGTTACGAATGAAGAACCGTAAGGCAGGGCATTATAATAACTGTTGCCTCCATCTATACAAACCAATGATGCAACGCCCGCTTTTGTTACGAATGTATTATCACTTGGAATGGTTGCAATAGAAACAAAATCTCCATGATACACTGCTGATTTCAATACGTTGTTAGTTACAAAATCAGTTGGGTTTAAAGCAGCGAAACTATCGCTGAATACTTGCTTGGTTGTATTCGGTTGTTTGCTGCCGCAAAACACAACGAGCAGCGAAAGACAAACGGTTATTGATAACAATATTTTTTTCATTTTAGTTAGCTACATTATGTACATTATGAGTTAATATAAAAACAGCTTTCTCTAATCTTTCTATTCTATCATTTTGTTCACTAATTCTTTGCTTCAATCTTTCAATTTCAAGTGTATGTAATTCGGTAAAATTCACCGACTTCTTTCCCATACTGTCATTAGCTGTAAACACTAAATCGGGAGCAATCTTTTCAACCTCTTGCGCAAATACGGAATAGTGATTTCTTTCTTGCTCTAATCCGCTTAGTTTATTCCAATGATATTGGTACACATGAAGATTATCTAATTGAGATAGATTGAAGTTGAATACTGTTGTGTCTTTTAGTCTTTTATCGGATGTTCCCGCACCACCTGCTGCTGTTAGATAACCCGCTACATTCATTGTACTATTGAAATAAGCAGCCCCCGCCACACCCACACCACCACTAACAACTAATGCTCCTGTTGTATAGGATGAAGATGCTGTTGTCATTGCTATATTAAAAGAGGCATTACCATCTCCACTATTTAGTAATAGATTACCTCCTGTTGCTTGTACATTCCAGCTTCGTACTCCTGATTCATTAAAACCTAACACTTGGTTATTCATTTGAAGTCCACCATTAGCAGCGATTATACCACTTGCTGTTACACTACTACTGAATGTAGCTGCATTAGCAATGTGCATTTGTCTTGAATTATCAACATAGAACACTAAAGCTCCTGTACCATCTGTAAGCATAAAATTACCTGCACTTGTACCACCAATTCCATCATCACGTTTACCAATCAACCATGAGGACGAGCTATTGGCAGGCGTAGTGAAATTTAGAACTGCTGCATTAGCTGATGATCTACTTGTTAGGTACATATTCTGATAACCGCTTCCTGTTTGAGTTATACTACCATTAATTGTTACTGCTGTTCCAAACGTTGTTGTTCCTGTTGCACCACCTGTGAGTATATAGACATTTTGGGAAGAAGCATAATTAAAATTCAACGAATTACCCGAACCGCTTGAGTATAT